TTATATAAAACCAATTAATAATGTATTTGAAGAATACATCAGGGATACATATTTTAATGAAAAAAGTATTAGAGATATACTAGGTGGACTAGTAAATGAACCCACAGTATATCAATAGTTAATTATTATTCTTCACTTTTTCATACATGTAATTAAATTCATTATAATAACCAATTGGTAAGGCATATTCAAATCTATTCTTTTTACTGTAATAACATGACGTTTTATCTATATTATTTTGGACACAATTTTTAATAATTGGAGCAAAAGTTTCTAGCATATCATATCTTTCTTTTACCCCTTCCAAAAGCATATCATTCTTTTTAAAATTGTGAAATTCATAACATGTTTTATAGTCTGTAATATTATTATCTAGACACTTTTTTGTTATTTCTGAAAATTTATTTTGAAAATACTGGGAAGTCATAAAATTTATTAAATATATTAAGTATATTTAATAATCTTTAAATTCTAACTATGAAATACATCATTAATTACTGTCTGTACCGATTCGTCACTAGTAGTATGGAGCATACCATCTGTAGTTATATATAGTTCATACCGTGGCTTGTTTTCATTGTTAACAACAGTAAAATAGATATCATTAATTTTTACACGTTTTAGGTGACTAACACTTTTATCCGTATCTAACCACAAATCTACACAATCTGGTTCTAAATAGTCAGAACCATACGATTGTTTAATGAAACTATATACAAAGCTACCATAAATATAAATCTTAGAGTCGTGTAATGCCTCTAGTTCTTTTACAATTTGTAGTACTTTTTTATAGTAGGGCATAGAATATACTGTTAGATATAGCCCAATATTTTCCTTTTCCATTTGTTTTATTTAGTATACTAATTGTATTCTATATAGTTTTAAGCTATTTATTTTAGAAAAAGGGTTGAATTGTAATAATTGGTACTGGTTTGCTACTACAGCACTTGTGATGAATGTAGCGGGGACCACATGTAAATAGGTCAACTAGCACGGTAAATGGTGTAAGCATCCAATACATCGAGGCGCAGCATGGTTGACCACGAGTGTTACAACATTCGCAATCCTGTCGGTCGGTAGCATCAGAGGCAGCACAATCTGCCTCTGTAACATCGCATGCCCAGCAGGTATACTTACACATCTCAAATTCTTCGTTGTTGCTCATTCCGAAACTATAGTAGCTTTTGGTGAATTACTTATAATTCCAGGGTTTCAATTTAAAATTGAATTGATATTTGGTGAGTTATTTAAACACAGCATCTACAATGGAAAATACACTGGAGGAAACAGTAAAATATAACCAGGCCAAAGCCATTCTACAAGCACCTTGTGTTGTTGTAGATCAGTTATACGAGTGCGTAAAGACTATTACAGATTACGAGGAAAAGTTTAACATTCCAGAAGAAGAGCGGTGTACATCAAACTATATAACTAAATCTATGAAACTAAAACTAAATAGTCGAATCAGTGAAGATAATAGTGATGTACTACTAGAATCACTATGTAGTGTCCAACCTAAACTAGAGCCAATTGTTGTTGAACTGGTACCAGAAACAAATGAACATGTAGATTTTATTAAAGGCAACGAGTTTGTACAAGACCCTCTAAATAAAAAGTGTTATGGATTTGTGCCATTTTTTCGACTAGAAGAAAGGGTATGGAAGTATTTTCAAGGAATGGGGGATGGCTACATTGCCAAGTATATAAATGATAAAGCAGATGTAGAAAAGTTTGATTTTAATGACGAAAGTTTTCGAAATAGTGTTACCCCGGTCATCCCTAGCCAATGGTCTGAGCTAGAAGGCTACAAACGGGCAAATTGAAATTTACAATAAAATAATAAGCACTACATACTATGGATACTCCGACGTACCTCAAGACTCACAAGTTTCGCCCGCACCATATGGGCAATTACGCACTATTCGGTATTAATACGCTTGGCTGTAGCTCTATCATCACTGTTCACGACGGTGAACGCGAATCAGCAGGTCTACCACAACACATTTGGAAGTTTCATAGCTTTCCTAGTGCTTCCGACTATGTGGCGACCTACATCAACGAAGAGGGTTCGCGGCACACATTCGACTTTCGCGACCCTATCACTTACAGCAACACAACCCGCCTCGAAGAGTACGAAGAGTAAATAATCAAAATAGTTTGAATTAAATAAATAAACCTACTTTGTACCCACTTAAAAGAAACCAATACCTATTATATAAAATGACAGACTACTCTAAACACATAGACTTTATAAATAACCATAGTTTTCGGCCACATAAAGACTATAATTGGGGTATATTTGGTCTAATATTAACAGCTGGTCCTGACTCTACTATTCTAGTCTATGAACCCCTGACTAATCCAGTACATAATATATGGCGGTTTGTCGAATTTCCATGCCTACAACATTATATAGCCACCTATGTAAATGGTATTGGAGAACTACGTACCTTTGATTTTAGTAATAATAAAGCATCCAAAGCAACTACACGTTTAGAACACTATACTATTAGTAGTGTTTTAGAAGATACTAGTGTATTAGGCCGAGAGGCATATAGTGACAATGAAGAAGACAGTAGATTCTAGAATTGTTCAAAAAAGTTATAGGGCGGCTTTACATCCGAAAAGACCGACATATACCTCCCATATTCATCAAAACCATTTTTGTTATAGTATCGCTCATTGATAACCCCAATCAGCAATTCTATTTTATCACTATGCTCTTCTAGTTCTTCCAAATGTTTTACTATAGATTGTTTAACACAATTGTATAAATTAGCACCCAAGAGATAGTGCGATGATTGTGCTATGTCAGTAAAATATTTTAATTCAAACTTGGGTGTTAGACGTTCCTTTGCAGTCTTCTCATTAAGCCATATTGCCATTCCACGCTTATTATAGACACTGAAATTAGTGTCGTCACTCTTGATATATACCCCATCGCACACCTTGAAGCTACCCTTTTGATTTTCATAAATGTCGGGGCTCCACTCGGTGGCAGTTCTAGTCCCCAACTCAACCACTCCTAGTGCCAATCGGTAGACACGTTCCGGCGTATCCGCCTTGATGACAATGTCAGGGGATGGATGTTCGCGTTGAATAATCGCGTAGGGCATTGTTTTGTGTTATATTTATATAAGTTGAGGTATTATATCAATTCTGTGATTCAAAGTAATTATTATAATTTCTATGTGTTTACTAATAATTAGGAAGTGTAGCCATAGTTTCAAACGCATCCTCATGTGCCTTAATGCTAAATCGGCGCTGAATGATATCCTTGTATAGTTTTAACTGTTCATAGTCATTTAGAAACTCGGCCTTGAGCGACAAATTTTCTATAACTACTTGCTTCAGCTCACTCAGGTCTGGAGCTGGGTTGAAGGCTCGACCTCGGAAGTATTGTAGATAGAATTCCGAGAGATCACTAGTCCAGTCTACTGTAGAGGCCTTTTCTGAATCTACACAAACTGCTAGGGCACCGATCTCGAAGTTAAGAAGCTCTTCACTATCTTTTACGATTAGTGCCTCGTTTGTTATGGACTGATAACCCATTTTCTCTATAATATCTACATCTAATATGCTTATAACTAGACCTGAACCAGTGATGGCCACAATGTATTTATATAGCGTATCACTGCTAGGCGAATCGATGACAATAGTGTTGGGCTGGCGAGTAATTACAGCGTAAGGCATTTATATTGAGATGGTTAGCTAGACCAGATTCATTCAATTTCGTCTAAACTGATTTAATACTTTTTAATATGTAATTGTTAATACACTATGATGGATATTAAACAAAATGTAGTATTATTGGGTGATGGATTTTTTGCCAGGGGCTTTCTACATAACATAAATTTTAAAAAATTTAATATAACACAAATTTATAAGGATCCTTTTATTAATCCACAAGACCTGATGTATTGTCTTCAAAGAAATATTAAATATACTAACTGTTTTCATTTTAGAAATCTGTTTATTAATTCTGTAAACTCTATACAAACTAACATTACTGATTTACAACTAGTAGATAATAATACTATTAAAATTAATACTGATGTGTATAATTACGATTATCTAGTTGTTGGATTAGGATCACACAAATCTCTTAGATATTGGGCTGATGAATTCAATGAACTCGTAGAGAAAAAGAATTTATCAATAGGTGTTGTCGGAATGGGACCCACTGGGTTTGAACTATCCACTATTCTCTCTAATAGGCACAAAATAGACCTATTTGATATGTTACAAAAAGATAAAATACTATATTATTTATCCTCTAGAATGAAAGAAAAACTACTAGTACTTCTAGATAAATACGGCATCAATACTACATATGGACAAATGTATAATCCTAAAAACTATAATCATGATAAAGTGTTCTATTGTGTAGGCAGTAGACCAAATAGTTTAACTAGTACATTTAACAAAAGTAACAACTTTCTACAACACTCATCCAATATATATATCGGTGGCGACTGTGCTAATAGTGAGTTTATTAAAACTGGACAAATGGCGTATCAACAAGGGGCTTATGTAGCTAAACGTTTAAACGGGGATATACCTATAGAACAACCATTTGAATACAAGTGTAATGGAATATCATTAAATATCGGAGAACAAAAAGTATTAATAGAAGGCCATAAATATGTACCAGATGGTATATATCCAGATTTTGTAACCAGATTATACTCTATGTTTTTTGTTTAGTTTTATTTATAATTGGTAATCATAATTATAAATAAAAGAAAGACAAAGTAGTTATTAACCTTATTTAATTTAGTGTTTACGGCAAATAATCCAATTCTGTTGTTCCTCTACAGCAGTTGCGGCACTTATTATAAGCCACACACGGTACTTCTCGAAATAATTTTAGTACTAATGTTAGCGGAAAACACACAAAACCACAACACCAACCATCATCACCACTAGTACAATAATATACACGAAAGTCTAATAAATCACTACATTTTGTTGGACAGTCCACCTTTCTCTCGACATCCTGTGGAAGACATAGGAAACAATTTATACATTTCCCACACCCACGTTCACACGCACATAGATGTGGCCTCCGAACCTCAGAAATACCCATTTTTTTAGTATTTGTAGTAGTATCACTAACCGGCTGTTTAGTAATAGACACTGGATTATCTGTTTCCATGTTTTTATTGTAATTTGTAATAATCATATTTCAATTTAGTCTAATCTTCAGCATTAGCCTGGGCCTCGCCTATCTCTACACCTTCGCAAAAGTTACCCCCCATAAGAGCATTTACATCCTCCTTGTATATTTGCTTTTTAGGTCTACAACCCAACTCACATGTTACACTAGCATATCTAGAGGCACATACTTGACGCTTTAGGCATTCATCGCAGATGTAACCTTGGTCGCTCTCGTGCGGCTTAAATAGGTGTCTGGCTTCATCGAGACAGATCATACATTGTAATTCCTCTTCGGGGTTATCATAGTGTACTATAGTCTCTCTAGTATTTCTAGGTCTACTATTGTTATTTCTAGCAGCAGCATTGGGGGCATTAAACTTTTTATACTTTTCTATCTTCGAATTAGAGTTCCAACCCTGTCTCTCTAGTGCTACTACAGCTCTAGCTTTTATAGAGTCATCTTTAATAGAATTGTTACCAATCATAGCCAATTCTCTAATTAGTTCCGGTCCATAAACTAATCTAGCATCGCTATCTACACGACGTTTTATTTCACTTAGCATGCCTAGTAGACGAGCGGTCATTTCTAATTTACCACCACCACCATTACCGTCATTACAATCCCAGTGATTGGCAAAACTTTTATTTGGCAGTAATTCCGAAGTTGGCTCTCCTTCTACAGTAGGTCTAAAATGTCCGTGATGTTCACACGGTCTACCACATACACAACAAATTTCAAATAATTTAGTTGCCCACTCATCGCCAAAATAGAGCCGCTTAAGTCTTTCATTCTCTAATTCTGCCGGGCAACGATGACCAGCTAAATACACACATTCATAGGGATTTTCTTTTTCTATATAGGTAAGACAGAATGGGCACATGCTCTTATTGTATGGCGTAGTGGAACCCGTAAAACCTCTTTCACTATCCTCCTGGTCCCTTCTATCTTGGTGCTTTTCATGTAAGATTAGGTCAAAACTATTTAATGTTTCGCGGATTCTAGTCTGTTTCACGCGGCCTTGAGCGGCCATTCTAGCTTCATATTCAGCTATTTCGCGGTCTATCCGAACCTGTTTATCATCCGTTTGTCCTAATTCTGCCAAACGTTCTATCACTTGTCTCATTCCGGCCTTAGCAGCTAATCTAGCATAATTACGGCCATTAGAGTCCTGAATCGTTATATCTATTCTAGGATCAGCTAATAGGGCCATAGCGCCATCAACAAATCCATTTTCTATACAAATGTGTAGGGGAGTATTACCATCATTATCTAAAATGTTTACATTAAGAGTACCAATTGTTAATAATACATTTATGATACGAATATTTCTATTATAACAGGCATTTGATAAGACACCATTGGCATTAATATCCATTTTAGGATTGCTTAGAATTAAGGTAAATAAATCTTCTAGATTAACACCTTCTTCACCTCTGGTAATAATGGCAAATAATTCAAGATTAGCATCTATATCAAGACTGGGATGTTCTAATACCATTTTAACGACTTGTTGATAAAATCCATAGGTTTCGGCGGAACTGTAATCGACACTATTGTCAAAAGTTTTAATCTGTAAAACACAATATTCTAAAAATGTAACAGCTTCTTCTTCATCTGTAGTAACATTTTTAATATTTATATCAACTTCTGAATGTTCTAAATATGTTCTAATTAGAAATAAATAGGCTTCCATTTTTTGTGTTTTGCCCTCAACAGCTAAATTTTTACATAAATCATATAATTGAGTATAATATTCGTCATCGTCATCTCGCCAGCCTCTTCCACTACGACCAACATAAACCATTTCGTTGTAATTATAGTCTCTTTTTCTTAATAACTTTCTAGATATTTCTGAACTTACAAATAATTGTGGATTGGTTTCTATACAATTATTAAATGTTGATATATATCTAAAATAAATATTTGGAAATAATCTTAATAGAGTATCTATATTGGACATCATAAATTCCGGATTTGATACCAGGACTTCATTTATTTCTAATTCATTAATTTCAATAGAAAACTCTCTAACTAGTAATTCTATTGTTTCTATATCTCCAATATGTAAGTATCCTGTCACAATATTAGAGTAGAATTCTCTTTTCTCCGAATCTGATACTGCCAGTAACAATCTTCTTAATATGTTAATACCAGGTCTTCCTTGTCTTAATATTCTTACCACCGGTGTATTTAGTTTATCCTCAATATTTTCCCTAGGGGCGAAATAAAACATCTGGCCTCCATCAGACGTTATTAACCATTCTATATTTAGTAATAAGCGATTTTCAAATAATGGCAGGACTCTATCTATATTTCTTTCGAGTAATTGGGTAAAACCTGGAATACCATATATCCTTGATAATACAAAGTTGGTCCATTGGTAAGTATTTATCCTATCGTTAAATAATAATTCTAGCGCAAATTCACCTGGTAATTTTTTATAAAAATCACCGAATGTATGAGAATGTAATAAGGTTAGATTACAATTAGAACCCTTCTCTAATGCTAAATTTAATATATCTAATTTCCCCTTCTTTAATAAAAACTCGTAATATTCTTGTTTTGATAGGCATACATTATATGTAGTCATTAATGTTTTTAATAAATCATATTGTTCTCTAGCTATTACACTGCCAATAGGTGAGAAGTTACGCGGTATTTTTGTTTCAGGCGCCAAATCTAAAAGCACATCAACTAGACCCCCATCTCCTCCTTGTACTAATGTGTCAAACATATGTCCATCCTTTGCGGTGAGTAAATACGATAAGGATTGTTTTTCTTGTAAGTAGTCAATATTGGAATTTAAAATGGTTTGAAGTAATAAGGGATTTTCAGAGTTTAATAGAGTTTCTGTCATTATAACCTCTATATCGTCGACAAAAGATACTGTACCTAATAGTTTGACTAGTTCCATATTTTCAGATTTATATATAGCCGCGGCTATTAAATCCTTCGGTACATCAGCCGTTTCTGGATTAGCTAAAACAATCCTTAGTAATTCCTGTTTACCTATTAGGACTACTAGTAACTTATCGTCTATTTTTAGACCTTTATCTAAAAGACGTTGAAACACATTTACATTATCTAAGTTTACTGCCTTTTCTAATAGTTCCTTTTTATCACGAATCTTGTCAAAATACTGATCTAGTACTAAATCTAACATTTTCATATCACTGCCCTTTAAAAAGCCAAATTCGAGTAAATAATTCATTAGGGATATACCTCTGGCCCTAAAAAATAAATTAAATTCAGCACCCTTTTCTAAAAGCATTCTAAAGGCCTCGAAATTACTATTTTTAACGGCATATTCCACAGGATTATATAATCCACTTCTATTGGGGTCTACTCCCTTATCTAATAGCATCTTAAATGCTTCCATATTGTTTGTCATAGAGTAGTTTAAGAGTGTCTGGTCTTCATTAAGAAATGTTTTGCGTTGGCTGTAGTCGGTTCTAGGATTACTTAATAGTTTCTTAAATAGCTCCATATCTCCAGCCTTTAATACAACATTAATTAGTCTCATGTGCGTTCTAGAATCAACCACAATATTAACATTAGTGCGTTCTAGAGATACTAGTAAATCTTGTACTTCAGTATTATCCGTAGATAGGATTGGTGGTAGTTTATTTTTACCTATTTTATTTACGTCTGTATCTACATTATCTAGTACAACTTTGTAGAATTCTAGAGGTAGTCCTGGAGTTTTTAATAAATAATGTAATAAACCATCTTCAAATACTTCATTAACAAGCAGGGCCGGATGATTGGCCAATTCGGTAAATTTAGCTAAATCACCTTCTTCTACAGATTTCTTAAGCTCTTCGCTAAAACTCATGTCTATTATATTTTATATTTAGAATATAATTTTTAAATATAAAATCTGCCAAAGCAAATTAGTTTTCTAATAAAGTATCATCATCCTTTTCTTTAACCCCTTCTAAATCACTAGTACTTACAGGTAAAAATATTGGTGTTTTATGTAATCGTGGATAAATATGCATATAGTACAGCATAAATGTCGATGAAGTACCCGTAATTATCCACGAAACAAATACATACCAAAACTTGTAATATAGGCAATATACAATCCACATAATACTACACCAAAATCTAGCATGTAGAAAAATAGGAGAAATATCATTTGTTGTCTTTCTTTTATACGTATGGTACATTTGCGGTAGATTATATAGCACTCCTACTACATTCGCTATATTAACTAGTACAGAAAAAACAACATCAACATCGGTTTTATTTATAGGAGTGACGGAAGTACAATTATCCATATTGTTATAGATACTTATTGGATTGCTTTTAAGTAATTCTTTGGGTAAAACTAGTAAAAAGCCTAGTACCGTGGAGTGCCAAATGTAAGCCACCCCCAGGGTGGCTAAATTTGGCATCTAACGCGGGTTCCATAGTGTCCAAAGTTAAGCTTCGCTAACTTTGGCACTATACGGTATACTAACTATAAAACTATAACACTTCTAATAAAGACTACAGTAATTTACTCGATCTTCTTGCGTTCCATGCGCAATTCAGTTATAAACATGTAATGGTCCAGGAGTGCCTTGTCGAGAAACTGTTCCTTTTGCTGTGGGCTGTAGTTAGGAGGAACATTGATTTCCGACTTGCGAGGGCGGACAAAAATGCTTGCTGGAAACTCGGAAATCGAGGCGAGGCTTGGTTCTTCACTAAGTGCCCGTTTTTGAAAGTAACGCATACCCTCGTAGACTATGCCATGGTACCACTTGGTCCGGTCGGCTTGCCGAAGCGTCAGCCGCATAGGCACACGGCGACCCGGAAACTTTTCGCGAAAGGTCTCTTCGTCCTTGAAAATGGCGGTCGTCGAGGTGATCCACAGTTCGCCGGTAATCTCGAAGACTTTTTTGTTCCAGGGAGCGTGGAATTCGCCATCTGGGGCGGCGTCTAGGTTAAGTGCTGTGTAGTAGAGTGACTCGGTCTTTTCAGGGTTATCGGTCTCGACCACAATGTCGTAGAGATTGTCGCGAAGAATGATGGCACACGGCATGTTTAGTGCTGGATTGTGTCTAGATCTGCTATAATATAGTATCAATTTCTGGTGGCCTCGAAATTTACCTATTCATCAGCATTAGCACGGGCTTCAGCCATCTCCACATCTTCGCAAAAGTTACCCCCCATAAGAGCATTTACATCCTCTTTGTAGATTTGCTTCTTCGGCCTACATCCTAATTCACATGTTACACTAGCATATCTAGAGGCACATACTTGACGTTTGAGGCACTCATCGCAGATGTAACCCTCGTCGCCCTCATGTGGCTTAAATAGGTGTCTGGCTTCATCGAGGCAAATCATACACTGTAGTTCCTGTTCGGGATTATCATAGTGTACTATAGGTTCTCTAACATTTTTCATTTTTCTCGAGTTATTGTTGTTTCCCTTAGTATTATTAGGGGCATTAAATTTAGCATATTTAGGTATCTTAGAATTTACATTCCATTTCTTACGCTCTAATACAGCAGTTGCTCTATCACGAATAGCACCATTAAATAATGAAGCGTTTGCTATCATAGCTAGTTCCCTGATTAGTTCAGGACCGTATACTAGACGTTCGTCGGTATCTACTCGGCGCTTTAGTTCACTGAGCATACCTAAGAGACGTGTTACCATTTCTAACTTACCACCACCACCATTATGTTCATTACACACCCAGTGATTAGCCATTTTACCATTTCTAGCTAATTGCGAAGGCCCGCCTGTTTCTACAGGTGTAAAGTGTCCGTGACGCTCACATGGTCTACCACATGTACAGCATATTTCAAAGTCTTTGGTAGCCCAGGCTTCGCCAAAATAGAGCCGCTTAAGTGGTTCATTCTCTAGTTCCTCTGGGCATTTGTGACCAGCTAGATAGAGACACTCGTAAGGTTGATCCTTTTCTAAATAGGTTAGACAGAAAGGACAAATGCTACGATTATAGGCAGTAATACTTCCAGAAAAGTCTTCCTTTAAATCCTCGACCCTAGTCTCACGTTCCTTTAATATTAAATCAAAACTATTTAGTGTTTCGCGGATTCTAGTTTGTTTCACACGACCCTGAGCAGCCATCCTAGCTTCGTATTCGGCTATCTCGCGGTCTATACGTTCCTGTTTATCATCTACAACACCACGAGCGGCAAATAGGGCCACTACTTCTCTCAAGCCTGTCTTGGCCGCTAATCTGGAATAGTTGCGACCCTTGCTATCTAGGACAGTAATATCAAGTCGCGGGTCTTCTAAAAGTAGTTTAATAATATCAACGGATTTTTTATCAATTGCTACATGCATCGGTGTTACGCGTTTTTCTTCTTCTTCATTAAAGACCACTAAGTTAACATCCACATTATTTATACCTAGTAATGTTCTTACAATATCTGTTCTTTTACTATCACAGGCAGCGTGTAATAATCTACAATAGTTTACATCACACTCTGGTCTACTAACCAGACATGTAAATAAATAACTATAATCTCTGTCTGTATAACTAAACATGGTAGGAAATACTTTTCTATTGGCATTTACGTCGAACCTAGGATGAGCCATAATTAATCTCACTAACGCGTGGGGATATTTAAAATTTTCATCGCTTTCGTAATCTATATTGACAAATGTAGCAATACTATCAACTAAATATTCCATAATTGTTTGGTCGTATTCATTTTCAATATTTACATCCAACTCTGGATGCGATAATAACTTTTTGACTAGCCGTAAACGCTCCGTGTTTCTCCAATTTTTAACATTATAATCGGCTCTATCTCCCTGACCTATTACAATATCTAGTATAGATACCTTATTTTCTTCGTCGGGATTTTCTGGATCATATTCCTGATCAATTAAACTATTAACTGTCATATTAGGATGATCTAGTACCCTATCTATAACATTAGAACTGCGAAGAGCTTCATTAAATTTAGGATCCTCTAATAAGACCATTAAAGAATGTATAGAATCAGTTACAATAATATTAGATAGGCTTAGGAGTCTATCTATATTTTCTAAAGTAATAGTTGGATTATGTCTTAACAAATTAGAAAGTTCAGGAGTATCCATACTGTCTATGTAAGTAAACATTCTTTCTAAAACTTGTCTAAATAAATCACCATTATTCATGGTAATTATTCTATCCAAGGGACTTAAAAATATAAAATCATCTAATACATTATTATCTATTATCATAGTCAGTAAATCATCTATTTGTTCCTTGTTTAGTACTTGTAACATTTTAAATATTACATAATTATTGCGTCGAGCCTCTCTATCCTCTCTATCCTCTTCATCATCATCAAATGGACCCATTGGTACTCTATGTAAAACACGTTCAAACAAAATATCGGCAAACCTTGGTTGTTGTAATAGTTTTAATGCGTTATTAGGATCCCGAATAAGTATATCTAAATTACCTCTAATTCTTAATAAATCGCGTAGTTTATGGTATTCTAATGCTCCTATAAATCTTTCTAATAGTTCATCATCATTTATTACATAGAGTATTTTAACTAAGTTTTCTATAGTTATATTTCTTGACAATAATCTCGGTTCTAATCTAATTAATGCTTTAACAATTTCGGGCCTATCTAATAACGTGTCATCTATTTCACGACTTGTTGGTAAAATCATATATTTCTCTATCAACAACTTTACTAATTCATATTGCTTATCTGTTATAAGAGTACTCATTATAGTTTCATTTCTTATAGTTATTTGATAGCGAGTTAATAGCATTAATAGTATATCATAGTGCTTACCTTTAACAATATCATCTAACCTAATAAACTTGTTATCTAATCCTAAATTATAATTTTCAACAATACTTTTGACAACACCGGTCTTACCGGCTCTAATAAATCCTGGGAGTATTTCATCGGCCATATCACTAATAACATCCTTTAGTACCTTCGTATTTTCTACTAGTGTTTCTAGTTCATCCAACTTATTAAAAGCTAATAAAGAGTGTACCAGTTCAAAACCAACCTGTTCATCAATGTTTAACGTGTCTAATAGTTGATAATGAGTCGGGTTTGTAGAGGCCACAATTGCCATAAATATAGTGCGTATAAGTTCCGGGTCATTTTTACTGTTAGCCAATCCGATTATTTCAGTTATTATTTCAGGTCTATCTAAATTGTTATAAACATCATCGTAGTTGATATTGTGTGTAAACTTACTAACCGCTCTAAATAGCACCAAATTGTTGTTCTTTATGGCCAGTCTAAGTATTTGTTGTTTATTGGCAACTTTAGGCAAATATTTGATTAATATACCTATCATACTATCACTATTAGTGTTAACCAATTCATTAACAGATGTAATATCTATACTACAGCCCACACTTAATAATAATTCTAGGGCTTCGGCGTTATTACTACGAATCGCGTGGTCCACCAGTTTTAAACTATTACACATGTAGGGTTCTAGTAGTACTAATAGGATTCTAAAGGAGTCCATGTTTTTAGACATGGTGTAATTAATAAGTTCACATTGTGTTATGTCTAACTTATGTGTTTTAGTTAGCTTCTCTAATAGCGACAGGTTGTTTACATCTATAGCATACATGGCTATAGATCTATTGCCAACTAAAAAAGTATTAACATTTAATAATGGTTTAGAGAGTAATAGGTCTATAATATCATCTCTAGTGGTACGCAAGATAGGTGGTAATATGGCGGGACTATTGTAGTTTAAATTCGTATCTAAATTGTCAACAACAACTGTGTAGAATTCCATGGATAAATCAGGGTATTTAGTAAGCATATGGTGTAGTAAACCATGGGAGAATATGTCATTAATGTATTGCGAAGAAGTATTTACTAATTCGGTAAATTCCTCAATATTCAAAGTATCTAAGGATTTAGTAATTCTTTCATTGATACTCATAACTTCTATATTTTAATTAGAAAATATATTAAATTTCTTTTCCTCTTGAAATAAAATTGTCGACATGATTTTTAAAAATTGTGGTTAGAATACTATGATGAAAACAAATGTTAATACTATTATTATCGGCATAAAATGTTAAAGTGTTTTTCAAAAGGCCTTCTGGCGCAACACCGTCGAAAACACTAATCTGGTTATTAGCCATATTTTTAAGATTTTCAGTATTTAAATAGATTATCTCGTCAAAATTTTTTCTTAACTCATCACGAAGTTCGTTAATATCACTAGCCGAACAGGAACCCATTTGGAGTATTTAATATAATTTGTATTTTATATTCAATTTGCTTTTCCTCGTGAAATAATGATATCTTAAATATTAATTAGAACAATAAGTGAATCGATGGAATCGGAAAGAGTAGCTATGAATAGATTAAATCTCTTTCTGGCTAGTAGAACTAGTATAGAACTAATTGAATTACTCGATAGAGAAAAATTCAATGCGTTTGTAGAAAAATATGTAGGTATTATGCCTTTCTACTATAATGTCAACTCACTATATTACACATTTTGTAATGACCATGGTACCGTGGCTAAACTTTAATGAATTTCTCAATTATTGTTGGAAATAGCAGTAAACATGTTGTATAATAGCCAGTACTTAAGAATCTAAAAGAGAATCCTTTATAAAAAAATGAAAGTCTTTGCGCTTTCATAACATCTACAATAGATTGCTTCGAATATATAATTGGCAATAATCTATCTATTGGGCTACTAAATACTGCCGATATACCTGCTCCAATAAATGTATTGAATACTATATTATCAATAGGTGAGTATTTTTTCATACCATCTATGATTACAAACCTGGTAGACCAATCTACAGAACGCTTTAGTACCAGAACACCACAACCACTAAATATAGAACTTAAATTAAATTGTAGTTTTGATGTAATTCCCCCGGTTACATTAGTATTTAGGTGTGTTCTAACATACAATATTGGTGATATAATAGCCGCTTCTGTCAATCCCGTAGTTATACCAACTATTAGGTTATTTGTAGTTGGCGAATAGTTTAAGTGGGGCCTTACATATTGTTGATTTAGGCCAAATATAAAACCTTTACTAAATGCCTGAATAGCCCCATAGGGAAAGAACCCATTAATAAATGTGCGGGGTGTTAAAAATCTAGGGACTATTTCTCTATACGGCAGATTAGTACGCTGTCTCTCCATTTTTACATTTTCAAAAAACAGGAACCCCGTTAGCTGTGACCCTAAGGCAGCTAATCCATAATTTAGAGATGTCATAATTTATGTGTTAAATTGATGTATATAATTTTATTGTATAAATAACCAACAAATGGAACTACTCATTGAAAAGAACCACGTCTACGATACCTATCAACTGATTAGCAGCGAGTTTGATAAGTCTAGGCACCACATTTGGCCGTGTGTTCGCGACTTTCTTGATAAAGCCCACTCGGGCCAATCCCTCCTCGAAATTGGCTGCGGTAATGGCAAGAATCTATTATATCGGCGGGCGGACCTAAATGGCATTGGCCTTGACCTAGTGCCAAATTTTGTAAAGATTTGTCAGGAAAAGGGTTTGGTCGCTATGGAGGGCAGTGCGATAGATTTGCCATTTGGTGATGGATTGTTTGACAATTGTATTAGTGTGGCCGTGTTTCACCACTTGGCGAGTGAGGAGCGGCGTATTAAGGCGCTTAGGGAGATGTATCGAGTATTGAAGAGTGGAGGTCGGGGCATGATTGTTTGTTGGGCCTATGAGCAGGCAGATGGTGATATTAACAAGGAGTTATATCGGGGAGACCAGTATATTGGCTGGCGAGGTCGTGCTGGTGGCGAACGTTACTATTATTGCTATGATAGGGAGGGTTTTGAGAAATATACTAGCAATATTAGTGTTGGCGAAGGCCTTATTTGGTGGCAAAAGGGTAATTGGGTATTTGAATTTACTAAATAGTGTATAGGAAATAATAAATTATTATAAAAACTGTTTCATAGTTATGGTTAAACTATTTTCACCTATATTATTTGTATCAAATCCAAACTCTGCCAACATACACAGGTTAATAATTTCTTGCTCTTCTTTGGTCTTAGGTGTATCAAAGGTATAAATAATTTCATTTTGAATTTCAGGTAATGCTAAATTAGCTGTTATTTGTGTTTTAATTGCCGCAATAATAGTATGTTCTGGTGTATTAGAAAGTTGTGTTATAAAAGCATCTTTTATTCCTTGTTTTGATGTCATTTGTATTATTTAAGAAAAAATTTATAATAATTCTTTGGAATTATTCTTATTTCATACCATAAGAGAGGTTAAACAAAATAATACACAAGTGCCGATACTACTATAGCACCCACAAAATAATTAATATCCCAATTCTTAGGATACCATAATTCTATCATGGTAAATGGCTTTGTCATAAAGTGCCATAGACTCGACAGATTAATATGTCTAGCCCCATCTACGCCAATACGATACCAAACATTAGTTATATTTGGATTAAGTTCTAGGTAAGCCACAAAGAAGGGAAAATATAATAATGAGCCATATAGGATACTTTTAGATAATTTCATTATATTATTTATTACTTTTATAGGAGAAAAGATTATCTAGATATTTCTTCCCAATCAATAGTAGCATATAAGTCAGCATTATTGGCTTTAGCAATACAACCTATTGATAATTGTATTGGTGTACCGGTTAAACCATTTCTATCTAGTTGGCACTGAGTTAGAGCATCACGAAATATATTAACACCGCAGCACACTTTTGCGTTAGCAGTTAAGTTAGATCCCATCAGTCCAGATGCCAATATTCTAGCACCCGCTGGTAAAGGTGTGTTATATGTCCCTCCTATATAATATTGTACAGAAGAGTCTGGCCCAGCCGAATTCCAGTCATCAGCTATAATATTTAATGTATAACCAATAATAATTTGCCAATTATATATAGTTTCTGTTGCACCCAATAAACTAACAGCGGACAATATATTAATAGCATCCAAACGGTTTGGGGTTGTTTTTAATCGAATCGTTATAGCCGGTGTTATAATACTATTAGATATTTGTATTCCAGTACCATTAATAAGACTAGATATTGCTTGTTGTGTACCTCTAAGTTCCACACCTCCTTCACTCATTACTGATGAACATATTTGTTTTAGAGTTCCACCAACACCACTAATCCTTTTAATTTCATAACGAAGTGGTAAACTAGCAGTTGTCATATATGTAGTAGATGTACTAGCTGGGTCATTGGCCCAATTAAAGGAATGGCATAATATAAACTGTTCATTAATTACAAAACCACATCTCACTGTACCTACACCTAACCATTCAAAGTCCAGCCATAATAATTGTGGCTTTGTTAAATCCAGTGTATATCCCGAAGCACCTGTACCATTCAACTTATCTCCATTCCAAGCACTTTGTAATACAGGAGTATCTGCAACAGCCCCGGTGGTATAACTTCTTTTTACAAAACTACATGTGCCATCACCATTGATTTGAAAATAAACACCATTTTGTGCTCCAAAATAACCAATTCTTTGTTGAACACCAGCAACTGTTGTTCCAGCAAATGAATTCATAACCAGTAAAGATTTACCAGGTTGATATGGGAATACTCTTAATGTCTCACGAACCACTTCAGAGTTTGATGCTCCGGTTACAGTTAATTCCATTAAACCCTGATTATCAATGAAACCAGCTGTCCCCCCTGAAGCAGTACTAGTTGCCCATAAACCGTTATCAGCGTATCTATAACTTGAATCGAATAATGTAAATGGTTCTGACACTCTGAAACGACCAAAGGAATCATAATTTACGGCAGGATATTTTGTGTTAATTCCACCCTGTAATGTAGTATTTAGTGTACCTAAATTAGTATTATTTGTACCTAATGTAGTATTTAGGTTACCCAAATTAGTATTATTGGTACCTAAATTAGTATTATTTGTACCTAATGTACCATTAAGTGCTGTTAAATCAGTATTAGTAGTACCTAATGTAGTATTAAGTGATGTTAAATCAGTATTAGTATTACCTAATGTACCATTAAGTGTTGTTAAATCATTACTATTAGTATCTAGAGCAGTACTATTAGTATCTAGAGCAGTACTATTAGTACCTAATGTAGTATTTAGTGCTGTTAAATCGCCATTAGTTATCTGAAGTGTTGCGTTAAGGGCGTCTATATCACTGCTAATTGTGTATAAGTTGACAACTACTGGGACAGTTTCTCCACTAAATAAATAGCTAATATTTTCTACACAAATTTGAAGATAGTTAGGAAATAATATAGCATTTGTGCCTTCTAGAGTTATACTTGTTAATGCTTCTCCTGGTAGACAGGGGCCTGTATTTGTAACTAAATTTAATTTAACTAATCGAAGCTTGTTTGGATTAGAGGGTATAGTATTATTATAAAATAGGCACTTTTCGCCAGGTATTAAATCTACGTTATCATTTTCGTATACAATCTTACTACTAGCCGCGGAACTTATTGCGATATAACATTTGTTTGTTGGTAAATTATCATGTGTTGCCGTAAATGTTAAATTGTTTACATCACCTAATTTATAATTTTGACCAGCACCATTAAATATAGTCCATACAAAACTATCGGTTTGTACACTACTATCGTAGTACCACCCAGGTCTATCTTGGGGATCTACTACTGCTAATGGTTGACTAGCACCTTGTACTTGTGTAGATTGTGTACTATCTAATAATATCTGAGAGTTGGGATCTGTCGGTAAAATAAACGGAGTAAACGTCATATTTACTTTTGTTCTACTTAGAGTATATAAATTAATTTTATATATTTATTTATTATCCTAACATTCTTAACATTCTTAACATCCTACAGAATGTTTACCAAAGGTTACATTCTACAGAATGTTTACCAAAGGTTACATTCTACAGAATGTTTACCAAAGGTTACATTCTACAGAATGTTTACCAAAGGTTACATTCTACAGAATGTTTACCAAAGGTTACATTCTACAGAATGTTTATAGTATTATTATACAGTAATCTAGATCTTTTATAAGTTTCTATGGATAGACTTTCGGATAGGATACCATTGGCCCATATGCCATCATTAGCGGTTTCGTTAGTATTTTCCAAGACTAAATGGTATATTTCATATACTTCTTCATCCTTAACATCTCCAAACTCTTTAGATAAATGGGCCATTAGGCGATACAAGTTACATATTTTAATTGTGCCACCCCAGGTGGCAATTGTTTTTTGCTCTTGTTCCGGTGTTAAACTAGGTACTAATATAGAATGTAATCCGGTTACATATAAATCTTGGAATAGATTTTTGTTCTTAGATTTAGGTAATCGGTATATCTTATTTTCTACACGATCTACTGTATTTTGTATAAAATTCTTTTGTATCACCATAACCCGTTTGTAACCGGTAGGATATGTTTTAACATACATACCTGGTCTAATATTCTCGATTTTAACATAAGTATCTCCCATATTGTCTCTACAAAGTATTTGCGAACCTCTAACATAGCAAATAGGGTTTACTCGCAGCGTATCTATATAAGGATTATCTGGTGTTTCATACATGGCAAACGACACCATTCCTGAAATATAACTAACAACATTATGAAAAGTAATAATATTAGGTTGATCTATAGTATAATTTGTAAATTCTCGGCCATTCATAAGTAATACATATGTTCTAGATGAATCTATAAGATTGTATTCATCCATTATTCTAAGGTTAAATGGTTCATTAGTAATAGGCTGTTCTGGTACTGTAGTAGATATGAAGCTTCCCATATTATATTATTTACTACTATGTAATAATATAAAATAATAATTAAACCATAGATTACAAATAATATAATCATTTCCTATATTAGAATACTAATAGAATGACTAGTAGAACTATTACATTAAATTCAACTATCTATGGCACAGTTGACTGTAAAAACAATGTAAATCTAACACAACTATCTATGACACCAACCGTAGTTACTACTAACCACACAGTATCTACAACCGAATACCTTATTTATGTTGATACCGTTGCCGCTACGGGAAACGTTACTATTACCCTTCCCCTCGCATCAAGTGTGGGTAATCAGACGTTTTTTGTGGTGGATGCTACTGGTGCGGCGAATATAAAGCCTATACAGATTGTGGCAAGTGGTGGTGATTTAATATGTGGTCAAAGTAGTGTATTAGTAAATATTAGTTACACATCGGTAACACTTTTTGCCTATGGACCCAAAAATATTTATAGTATTATTTAGTGTATTAGTTCTAATAGAACTATTAGAAAAGTGGTGTACTACTAATAATCTTATTTTCATAGAAGCCCCATGAAAATGGCACATAGGCACAATCTTGATATTCATCACTACAATACTCTTTTAGTAGTGGAGTAGTTTGTATTTCAAACGTATATAATCCTTCGGTTAATCTTCGCGGAAATTCCGAAAATCCTTTAATTAATACACGGTCACTATAGACTCGCAGGCCATCATCATACTCAAATCCAACTTTTAGAGATGAGGTAATATTTGTGGTATCAATAGGTTGACCAATCGCCTCACGATATATTTCAAATTCACTCCACGTTGTCAAGGTACGACAATTACTAATCCTATTTGGTATATCCTTTAGTTTGTGGTATTTCCGAAATATTTCTAGCATATTACTCTTTACTGCTCGGAGTCGTTCTATTTCTCCAGAGTCTGTTACTTCAAGATAATATATATTCGTTGTGAATACTGGTCTACCTATTACTTGGTATTTGTATGTATGTAATATAGGCTTCTTAATTTTTAAAAAGGCACTGTTAGGTGACTTTAAGATAACACTAGGTTGAATAGCCGTACGAAGCTTTGGAAAATCCCGAACACCTTTACTATTATAGATAGCGATCTTTACATCAAGTGTAAGTGGTTTAGAAATATCTATAGTTAAACAGTCAAACATGTTTATGGTTGCTATTTGTTCTAAATAGCCAATTTTCCAATTCTTAATAGGCCTGGCAGTCATTAGTAGTTGTTTTAGTATATGTTTTGGTGTATTACGACCACCATTATTAAAAGTTGCTCCATGGAGTTCAGGTACTAATTCCAAAAGACCCGCCAATTCCCTTTCATTTAATCCAAATACACTAAAACCTAAATCAATTGCTTTAATGTATCTTGATGCCTTAGCCGGCGTGTAAAAATATGTAGTCCGTGTAGAATGACTAAGGATAGCATCCATGCCCACATAAGTGTTGTTCTTATAGATACCACACCGATTATGACTATTATCAAAACTAGATAGTACTTCAGCCGGAGAAGAATGAATTGTAAGAATAATTTGAATAGGATGTGTAAATTCTCGAACAGTAATAGTATACACATTACTTCCTATACGTTTTACTCTAATGTCACTATAGTTTGTATATATGAATTCTAGTAGGTTGTAGACATCGACCAAGTTCTCTTTGATAAAATGAGTGTCTTCGCTGGTATAGCTGTGTCTAACGCCACCTAGTACATAAATGTCAATATCACTAGTTGACTTGGGTGTGCGGTCCATATAGAGTTGTGTAGGAAAACCACCGGCAATTAATAGTGCGTCTTGAGTTGAAATATAGTAGAAAAAGTTATTTAGTGCCTGGTTATTAAAAATGGGTAGTACAAATTTGCCTTTTTCGAAGTAATCTATACTATCCACTAATTCATTCTCCATCGACATCCGATAATAGATGTAATCTTTGTAGTTTTCGAAAATATAATTAGAGCATTTGGCAAGGTTCCTTAGAGACCCGCAGTCTAAATGTTCTAATACATTAATTGTCGTAAAGGGATCAAGTTCTTCTAGCATGTTTGCTTAAGTTTGTATATTTTATTTCTTGTTTTGGTTCAATTTAAAAGTGGGTTATAGTTAGTGTTAATGTACCATTCAGGATTAGATATTAGTACATTCTTTGTACTATAACGTTTTCTAATTAGGTCCGTCTGTTCTAATACATATTTCGACAATGCCTCTAAATCTTTGATATGTTGGACATTACCATCCGATATAAAGGCTCTAAAACGTTCTCCCGCAATACCATAGGCCATCTCTATAAGTTCTACAGTATCACGAGAGATTTGTTGGTTTCTATCGATTTGGTACAATTGCTTTTTCCATTCTGTTTTCCCTATTTTAGTTAATAGGTAGTTTACATCTGCTTCCATTTTATAATCAGTTTGTAACGTCTGTTGGTGCGGTGGTCTATTTATATGATATATATGTATAAAATACTGATACAATCTAGTAACCCATATTTCACAGTATTTATCAGCCTTGGCATTTTTGACACCTAGTATACTATTAAATGTAGGAAAAATATTCTCATTACAGTCCAGGTGTTGTTCAGTAACATTATCTTTAGTTTGTGTTTGTAACCACTGGAAGTAGTGAGGGTTGTGAATGGGCCCTTTTTCAATTGTGCCCTTGTCCCAGCTAAAGGCCGTATGACACAATACGCAAAACATTTGCGAACAACCACTAATACGAAAGATTAGTGACTGACACTTAGGGCATGGTTTACTATCCTTATTTAGTAACTTATTTGTTTCTAATATATCCGGGTTACAAACGTGTCGCTCATCCTCATCTATCCGCTCATAGCAACGCTTACACATTTTAGTACTACACAGGCCACAATTCCAATCACTATTTACAAAACCTCTACAATCACTATTAGGGCATTGGCGGATATAATTGGGCTTTTCTCGCGTTTTAGTATCCTCTTCTCCAATATCGTCAATGTCTTTAATGTTATCTACACCATAATTTTTTGCTAATAGTGCTATTAGTTCTTTCTGGGCATCACTATCACCATATTGATTTTTAATAGTATTAGCTGCTTCCATAAAAGTACGATAATTGGATTTACGAATACGTTCTTCGGCAATCTCTTGTGCCATGGGTAGCCGCGCCCTTTCCACATCAACAATACGGTTCTCTAAACTAGCTCTTAGGTCTTCATTGAGAAACTTTTGTGGTAACTTTTCGGCTAAAATATCACGAGACCATTTGTTTCTACAAAACATACAATGGTATTCGCTATTAGTATCTAATAGATAATGCTTAATACATTCCATACAGGCCTTATCAGGACAGTATTTACAGGATATTTCCTTTCTTGTACTTTTGTTGTATGCGAGGCAACAAATGTTACACGTGGGTTCCTCATCACCAATCGTTTTTACCTTTTTGGGTGGCGGCATTTTAGTTATTATATAATTAATTGCCATTAAGCACTTTTACACTTTTAGAAAAAGTGTAAGTCAAAAGCACTTTTGTAAAAGTGCGGTCAAAACTTGATAAATTTATTTTAGATGACTTTATTTTAGATGAATCTATGGACTTAATTGGAATCTTGGAGATTCCAATAACCTTCGCCGTTGGCTTACGCCAATGGCTTAGGTACTGGGCTGTGCCCAGTATCCTTCGCCGTAACTGACAAATAGTTCTTCTTCGGGTTCTATATCTCTGGTGGATACTACATAGACCTTGTTTTCATCTACATCACCTTCAAATACACAATTGTTACTATATATTTTACTAAATTGGGCGTCGTTAAGCATAGCCATATAGCATCTAGGTAATTTAGAGGAATCAATGCCTACACCCATTACTCCATTAGCCTCATCTGCTTCAACTAGTTCATAAAAGTAATCATTGGTTTCTAAATTATATGATTTTACTATCTCGCCTCTATACTCGCCAATAATAGTATCTTCGGGTATATAGTCTTCGGTATATACACCTAGACCGGCATCCGGTAGCTGACTGTGGGTTATATAGAGATTAAAAGATCCATCATTGTAAAAATTAGCCTCTATGGCCTCTTCTTCCTCTTCACTATCCAAAGAGCTGTCACTGCTATCAAACTCTAGATCATCACTTTCTAACTCGGCCTCTTTTTGTTTTTGTTCCTCTTCTTCCTCTCTCTTCTTTCTCTCTTTCTCTTTTAAAAACTCTTTAAGAGCTGCGATGGCTTTAGGGTCTCTACGATACATGTTCTAAATATTATAAACAAATAAATGCTAAGTCTTTTACACAAAGCAGCTAAGATAAAAACTGGTTAGTTGTAGAATTTGTGGAGAATATAACAAGACATACCTTATTTAGGTGGGCGCATGGGGAGCATTATGGAACCATTCGCTGTTTACGGGCAGGCTAATGCTTCAGCAGCCGCTTCGGCCGCGGCAGCAGTGCGCTTCGCAAACAGGAGCGAGGAGCTGAGGTTCAACTTGGGCGGCGGGCGGTTGGCATTGTCGAGAGTAAACTTCAAGACGGCGGCGGCGGTCGGGGCCAAACTGTAGCGCTGTGTGGCGGCGTCGAGGATCAGCGGCAGGCCGCAGCTAAGCTCGAGCTGGTCCTCCTTCGTAGCGGCGGCGTTGATGGCGGCGGTGATGGCCTCGAGGCTCTTATCGACCGCGTCTTCGATGGTCTTGGGCTTGACCGGGGGCGGCCTGGGAGGGGTGATCCGGGTCCCGAAGTCCTCGTCGTTGAATGCCGCGACCATGTCGATCATTGCGGCCCAAACAACCGGGTCTATCGGGGGCACCTCGGCCACACTCTTGTTCTTGTTCTCTTGCTCGATCTCGTATTGAAGCTTGCTCATACTGGTAAGTATTTGCCTAGACTAGAACTACAGGTCTATCAATTTTTATCTAGTCTAGACCCAAGAGTTTCTAAATTAGGGTTAGTCTAGACAAAGGGCTCAGAAACTGGAATCTAAAGATTCCAGTATTCTTCGCCGTTACTTCGTAAAGGTCATTTCGCACTGGAATCTATGGATTCCAGTACTCATTCCCATTGGCTTTCAGCCAAGGGCTCGATCATATTGGTCTTACGACCAATACTCCTCTCCGTTGGCTTTCGCCAAGGGCTCAGAAACTGGAATCTAAGGATTCCAGTATTCTTCGCCGTAACTAATAAACAATTCATCGCCTTCTCTAATATCCCTAATAGACCAAACAGATACTGTATCGGTTTCTAAATCTACTAC